GGATGTAGAAGGGATTTGGTTTCGGGGGATTATTTTGTGTAACTTAGTTTTTGCTAAGTAAGCATAATTTGAAGCAAGGGTATCAACGACATCATCGTGTTTACCTGCCCGTCCATTAGACCTCTCACCATCGAAGCCTTCAAGCTCTTTATAGAATGCAGTGAGGGATGCCTTCTCGAAAGTACTTTCCACTATGTAAACATTTCCACATTCTAAGGCCGCGCAGAAAGGTAGCACCTTGGTAAGCTTAGAGGCTCTTGATGGTGCTGGGTCTTCTTTAGTCCTAATGCCTATAGCATTAAGCTTCTTACAAGACTCTTGGAACTCGTAGAGGCCAGCCGCTGATGGATCTTTTGGAAGTATCTGAACTACCTCTGGGCCATCCATCAGTGCTTGATTTTCTATCTGTATGTCCCTTGGGCCTGCCCTACTTCTGAACTTACCTAAGATACCTGAATGATGGTCACGATTACTCTCATGATATTCACCAGTTACGTATATATCACCTACATGATCTTTATACATCTTAGTACTAGCTGTGTAATCGCAGAATCTGTTGCTGTCACCGTCAGGGTTAAACTCTGAAGCTGCTTTATCCCAAGCCCTGCAAGCCACTGCTTTAGTAGGTACTTTGTCAGCTTTCTTGAAGAACTTCCTATCCATATAGGATTGACCTTCAGGTTCGACAAACCAGTTACCATAGAGTAGTCTAGCTTTGTCTATAGGGTTTAATGCTAGGAGGCGCGCCTTATACGCAGGCTCCTGCTCCATCAGTATAGGGTTATCTTCGATGGTGGCTGACACCCAGCAGAAGGAGGTAGGTATGAGATCAGGGAACTGACTTAGCAGTTCTTTCTCAGTGCTACCCCACACTAAGTCGCCGCCTTGCCTCACATACCACATAACTACCCCATCTTGATCTAGCCTAGGGTAGCCGTCTACATCTAAATAATCCTTCTCAATGAACTCACGTATCCATGACTGTGGATCAGGGTTGCATGAGATCTTCATATACGCATCCACCTTTGCGGCAGATCGTAATCGTGACATTAGGTAATCAATCATTTCAAAAGGATAGTGTGTCCCCTCGTCAAAATACACAGCAGAATATTGAAGGCCTTGATGGTCATAGATATTCTTTAAGTGCTCTAAATGCGAGAACTTAATAGTAGCACCTGATGGAAACACTACTGTCATACCTTGTTCTTTAAATATCGGCTTATTGGGGTGAGGTATCTGCTGGTACATGGCGCGACATGTCTGCCACAAACCGCCTTGCCCTTTTAGTTGTACATTCGTTCTTCGGAAGATAATAGCGTGGTAGTTAGGGTCTGATATGTGCTTAAGTGGATCTAGGAGTAAGGTGTAGCTTTTTCCTGACCCTGCTGCACCTCCTAATATAGTCAATGTAGCTCTATCTTCTAACATAAGCGCCTGCTTCTTTGAGCAAGGCGCGAATGTGTAATTATCTGTCATACATAACCCCCTCTGTAGGCCACTTTATAGTTCTTGATGTAACTAATATCTGACGCACTTAATGTGAACAGCTCAGTATGCCCTCCAAACTTTACAGGGCTACGAAAGCGCTTATCTCTAAATTTACTGTGTAGTGCCTGCTCTGCGTAGAAGGTGTCGTACACATTAGATAACTTAGAATATAGTAATGTACATCCGCCGCCGACAAAGCTATTTATGGTCTTCATCCGAGCTAGACTATCAACCGACATGCCTATCTTATACACTGAATCACCGAATGAGTTAACTTTGATTAAGTACAAGCTGCAAGGGCTTACTAGGTGCTGGGTTTTATTGCGTTGCATTAACGTTTCATTATATACGCCAACATGTGCTTCAATATTCTCTTTACCACACTGAGGGCAGCCGCTTAAGGTCTTTTCCATACTTATAGGGTCTTTACAAAAAGAGCCATGAACGTCACAAACTGCATTGCACTTAAATTTGAAGCCAACATAACTGCCGTCATCACATAAGGTAACATGTGGATGTGCTGAGTTGATGCGCCTACTTGCTTCTTTAAAGCTCATGATTGAGGACTCTGACTGTCTTTGAGACTTGCAACAAGGACATTTGCCTTTACCGTGAATAAGATTTGAAGGCGAGACAGTGAAGCTCTTACCTGTTGCATTACATATCAATGTAGATCTGTCTATGTTACTGGTAGGTTTATATAGGTGATACTGGAAGTCTTCTCCATGAATAGCTTTAGCTTTCTCCACCCATACATCACTTGATGTAGTGATTGTTTGTACCCGACACCGTGGGCAGCCTTGCCCTGCAAGATGTGATGCTGCGGTCTGATTAAAATTACCATGCTGTTTGCATGTTATAGTCAATTTATCAATAACCCTTACGAATACAGTATCGGTGTACAGGTACTTACCTTTATGTATATCTGTCGACCTATTGATAAACTCTGTAGTATCTAACCTGTTACATTTAACGCAGCCACTGCCTTTAGTATGTGTTCCAGCTGCTTGTGAGAAATCTCCGTGAGCAGGACAAGTTATAGTTAGTTTTTGCTTATCCTTAGTGTAAACCGTCTTACTATAACCGTACTTATCTCCGTGTACACCTTTAGCTTTCAGTATCCACTCTTCTGTGGTAGGTATCTTACCACCTCCGCATACCTGACAACCACTGCCTTCCACATGCTTACATGCCTTCTGCTCAAAAACACCATGTTCTCTGCAAATTATGGTTAACTTATTAAGACTTCCTGTATACACTGTCTCACTGTAGTCGTAACGGTTGCCGTGCTTAGCTTTGCATCGACTTATGTACTCTTCTTGTGTTAATCTTGCCATATTACCTTTCCAACCTCCCTATTACATGGATTGGGTGAGGTACACGGAAGGTTATGCACTGCTCATCTTTTCAATAGTTCGCCTTGCAAAGCTTGCTATCGCCCAAATACAGGTACTACGTTATTAGTCGAAGGTGGCATAATAAGTAGGAGAGGACTTATCGCCATTTTATCCACTACTGTTGAGCGCCTTCTAAGATGTTATTTGTAGAAGGACTGAATTAACAATCCCTCCAGAGATAACAACTATCGTCTTCGGTGAATCTCTTCTGCTGCATCTTCTTCCATACAATACTCAGTATTGATGTTCGGAGCATAATACACACATCTATCTAGTCCTTCTAAGTTCATGAACATAGTCCCGTACTCTTTGACTACCATAGTGTGTGCTGTCACTACCTTCATAGAGGTTAATGATTTAATCTTAACAATGAAATTCTTAAGTTCTAGGTTACTAGACATACTGCTTTGTCTCCTGCTAATTATAATTATAATACCAACCTCTTTGTGTTGATAATGTTGATATAGTCGCCACACGTCCATGCGCCATACCCGCAACACCTGACCTGAGGTACCTGTACCTTCTTGTTCTACTTCGTAAGAACTAGTCTTACCGTTGTCATCTGTCTTAGTCAGCTTCATCTTCTCATTCTGAACTGACAGACTAATTGCATGATCTAGGAATTTCGCCACCATAGCTCTCTGTGTAGCTTCTGAACCACTCTTCATTAGCTTCATACCATGACGGAACACTTCAGGTGTATTGGAGGAGAATAAGTCTGAAATCTCTTTGTGGGACAGCTTAGTCTTCTTATTCTTACTACCCTCTTCTCGACCTGCTCTGCGTATATTCTTACGTTGATTTTTGTTGGCGAACCCACGAAGCTTCTTCTGAGGCTCTTTCTTTACTTCCTCTTCCGAGGTTTCATCAGTCATATTGTTTCTCTTGATTTGTACTTAGAAACACCTCAGAGTTGAGATGCTATTGAATCTTAACACCACACGATCAAACTGTGGTGGCCTCTAGGAGGTCTTCCTACAAGGACGTATACAACGCTTCACAGCGAGATAACACCTCTATCATACATTAGGTCGTATGACGTACCAGACATTGACATAGGACTTAGGTAGGAATCGAACCTACAACATTAGGATTACCATCCTGCTTCTACCATTGAATTACTAAGCTTTCTGTCATCACCTCCTTAGTAGTGACTATTGCTAGTCGTACATGGA